AAAGGAATTGATTAAAATGACAGAAGAAGAAAAACAATCGACATGGAGTATAGAAGAACTTATTGCATTTACTGAAGAAGTGCAAGTAGGAACAGTAGAATACAGAGGAAAAGACTTTTCATTTCAATTTTGTGAATTAGTTGAAGCTGAAGAACCAAAAATGAAATCATTACCAGATAACTTATCTGAAGATGAAAAAATGGAAAGATATACTGAAATAGGAAATAACCGAATTGTAGCTATGATAGAAAAGGCTAATAAAAAGCAACCTGCTAAAGCTACTATCATGAGTGAAAATTGGGGTATGTTACCCACATCATTGAGATATAAAATATCTAATTTCATCATGGGTATAGAGAGCTCTGATTCAGAAAATTTTTAGACCTGATGACGGAATCGCCTGATGCGGTATTAATATACATCCCTCTCATGAAAAATTTACACATGAGTTGGAATGATATAAAAGGAACACCTCGATTAGAACTGAGGGGGTTGTTAGCAGCCCTTAATGAATATGAATTGTTACATGCTATGGATGGTTACGATGATTCGGATATACAATCTATGGCTAAAAACAAGCCTAAAGTGAGACATACTTGGCAACGCTATTTAAATCAGCGTGCTAGATATGAAGATATGATTGGAAAGAAACGCAATGTAAATTTTAGTGGACTTTAATAGGTATTAAATAATGGGTTTCGCAGGACAAGTTTTCGCAGCTCGTGTAGCTATAGGATTAGCCTTCCCATCTAAACAAGCAATGGGGCAGGCAAGCCAAATCATTGGCGCAGGAGCCGCAGCTCTACACAAAAAGATGAACTCTAGTTCTGTTAAAGCTGCTACTGCGAGAAAACAACACTTAGAAAAAGAATTAACAAAGCTCGAAGCACTTACAGCAAAACACTCAGCATCTCTTGATGGAAAATTAAGTAAACAACGTCAAAAATTTGTAAATTCTGTAGGACGTATGAATATAGGGGCTAAGGTTTCTGCGTCTAAAACTAAAAGTGAATTTATCAAAACCCAAAAATCACTAGGTTCAGCTAAAACTGATAAACAGTTAGCTAATACTTTTAAAGCTGGTGATGTAGCCTTTATGGAGTTTGCTAAACATGTCAAAGCTAGGTCTCCAGATTTAATGATTAAGATTTTTGGTACTGGTGACTTAGACGAAGTACACGAAGCTCGTATGGATTTCGGGAAATTAGCTGATGTATTACATGAAGTAGGTGAAGAAGGAGATAAAAATAGAAGAGAACTACAAAACGTTGCTCGTTTAGAAGTAGAAAACGCTCGACGCCGTAAAACTGTAGGATTGGAAGAAATCAAGCTAATGAGAACCAAAACAGAATGGTTAAAGAAAACTGGACAGATTAGTGGTGACGAGTATCAAAATGCTATAGAATTATTAGACGACGAAACACAAGGATATAAAGATGCATTACAGGCAGCTGAAGGTCATTATACTTTTATTAATGAAGGTATAAGAAGTTATGAAGAAACATATAATGATTGGGATAATAAACGAAAGAAGATGGAGAAAGATGAATTATCCATTAAAAAATTAATTCAACAAGCTATAAAAGGTGAAGCAGATGCCATGAAATTACTTGAACAAGGTATGGCTAGAGCAGCTAGAAAAGCTTCTGAATTTGCAGAGTCTCTAAAAACTAATTTCCAAAATGCACTAAGAGAATCTATTTCAGCTTTAACTGCTATGTTTTATAAATTACAACAGAATACACAAGAATTAGTAGAATTCGAAAGAGAGCTAATGAATGCAAATTCTGTGTTTAATTTAACCAGAGATGAATTATTTAAAACTAGTGAAACTATAACACAGTTTGGACAATCTTTTGGTTTAGAAATGCAGAATGGTGCAGAAGGTCTTTATCAATTAGCATCGGCTGGTTTAAGTGCAGACCAAGCTACTCAGGTTTTACCTGAAACTTTAAAATTATCTATGGCTGTACAGGGTGACCATAACACTATAGCCAAATTAACAACACAAACCCTTATGGGTTTCAGCATGGAAATGAATCAGGCAGCAGAAGTTACTGATAAATTCGCACATGTTATTCAGAAATCTTTGATTGAATATGAAGATTTAACAAGTGCTGTCAAATTCGCTATGCCGTTCTTTACTGCTACCGGTCAATCAGTTGACCAATTACTGGGTGCGTTGACTGTGTTAACCAACCGTGCACTTGAAGCAGGTATTGCAGGTCGTGGTCTAAGGCAGGCTCTCGCTGAGTTTGCTGAGCACGCTGACAATAATGAGGCAGCTTTCTCTAGAATGGGTCTTGAGATTAAAAAAGCAGATGGCTCTATGAAGGATTTGACTGTAATAGCTAAGGAATATTCAGATATCATTGGGCCCGATGCAGCAAGCAACACTGAACTCCTTACGAGTCTTATTGAAGATTTGAATGTTCGTGGTGCAACCGCTTTTGTACACTTGGTTCAAAATGCAGATGAATTTGCTTTAGCTGTTGAAAACGTAGAAAATGCTGGTGGAGAGCTAGATGAGATGGTCAGGATTCAGAATGAATCTATGGCTTCTCAAATACAGATTTTAAAGAATAATATTCAAATGCTATTCTTTTATAATGATGGTGTAGAAAGGGCTAATGGGGCTATGAACGGGTTCCATAGTGCTATTATTGATGGAATAACAGGCTTCCAAGACCTTTTAGTAACGGGAGAAGAAGGTAATAAACAATTAACAGAGTTTGGTAAAACTATACAAGATGTAGCTGTCGAAGCTGTGCATGCTTTAACTGAGCTTTTACAGGATGCAATAAAATTCTTAGCTGGATTTTCTGGTCAAGGTAAAACAGCGCTGGGCATACTCAAAGCTTATCTATTACCAATTAAGATATTAATGAAAGCAATTGACTTTATGGGGCCTAGAGTAACTAGCCTTGTAGTACAGTTTGCTATGTTAAATAAATTATTTAGTTTGACAGCAGGTTTAAGAGCTACAGTAGCAGGGTTTGTAAGTCTTTATAAATATTTAACTGGCGCCACAGTAGCTACTACCGCAGAAACAGTGGCTGTTGAAGGTTCTATTGCTGCAAAAACCACGGAAATAGGGGTAAATCGAGCTTTATCCGCTTCAGAACTAGAATTAGCAGGTTCACGTACTGCTTCCGCGAGTGCCGCTACTGGTGGTGCGGGCGCAGAAATACTTTATTCTCAAAAAGGTATGGCTAAAGCAGGTAGTCACGCAGACACTTTGAAAGATTTAACACCGGGCCAAAGAAGTGTACATTTAGCTGATATGGGATATACTGGTGCCCTTACTAAATCAGGAATGCCTGACAAAAGAACCGCAAAAGGAAAGGAATGGTCTAAATTCTTAGATAAGGGTGGTCATAAAAAGAATATTGATATAAGGAAACAAGGCGGATATGGAATGCGTTCAGGTTCATACACCATGCCTCCCGGAATGAAGTCTAAAAACACAGCTGCCGCAATACCAAAATCAGCTGCTAAAGTAGGTCTGATGACAAGAGCCATGCAAGGATTAGTTGCTATTGGAACTGGTGCTATAGCGGTTATGGCTGCTGTTGCTGCTGCCATTGCAGCGATTGGTGTAGTTGGGTTAAATGTTATGGGTTCGTTAGAACCTACTATTCAAATTATTAAAGGATGGGGAGAATCTTTAAAATGGGCTTTTGCGTGGGTAGGTATGAAGTTTGTGCAATTAGCCCAATCGCTTGGTATTTTAGGTCCAGCTATGGAAGATGCAAAGGTTACAACTGCAAATGCTTTAGAAGAAATGAAATGGGCATTTCTCAGATGGGGTATGGGAATATCTATGTCTTTAGGTGTACTTGTTGGTGGTCTTGTCTTTATGTTGGATAAAATGTTTAAAGGTATGCATGCAGTAGTAATGGATGCTATAGGTAACAGTTATCTCACTGATGCTATCATTGGTGGTTTTTCAAACATATGGAATAAATTATTTGATGCAGAAACTGGTTGGTTACGATGGTTGACATGGACTTGGTGGTCAACTACATTGGGTGAATTAAAAACATCAATTACAGGGTATGATTGGGGAAGTCTTATACCCGATTTAACACCAAGTAGTTTTGCGATACCTGAATTTTTAACTTATGATTACTGGTTTGGTGATGATGGTCTTTGGTCTAATCTTAAAGCTGGATTCGAATTATTTAAACTAGACCCTATTGGTACAATGGTCGATATGGCTAAAATATCTATGAATGCGTTCATAGGTGTATATAATGCATTTGCTGAAACTATTAATAGTATTGAATTTGAATTTAACACTGGTGGATGGGAAGCTAAAACGATGCCTATGTGGTCTTATTCTAAAGGATGGTACGACCAACCTATAATTGGTGCTTTTGACGGTGTAGGATTCGGTGTTAATATGGCAGGAGCATTACCAATGAAAGATTTAATAGCACTCCAAACAGGTGGTTATGTTATGAGACAAACAGGTGGTCCTATTAATAATAGACAACCTTATTTAGTAGGAGAAAGGGGTCCTGAACTCTTTATGCCTAACCAATCGGGGCAAGTTATAAATAATAGTAGGACTCAAAGTATATTAAGAAATTCTATGAATGGTGGTAACTTGAGACCTTCACAAGGTTCAGGTGAAGTTCTGTATGTAGATAGATTAGAGGTTAGAGAATCACAAATGAACAAAAGTAAAATTGCAGTAGATACATTTGCAGGAGTAGTATAATGAATATAGGAAAGAACACTTTTTATAAGAGATATGATATAACAACAGAGGGTCTCGTAGAGTTACACGCCCAATATAAAGATGTACCTATACAAAACACAGATAATAATTTTAAAATTGAAGGAAAGGCTAACGCTAATCGTTATGTAGTTTCTGGTCAAGTTGCTTCTGAACCACCACAAGGTTCAGCAGAACTAACAACTGGTTCTCTTAACTTATATGTTAGTGGTACATCCTTATCTTCAACTACTACATTACCACAGCTATCTTTATATAAGATAAAAGGTAATGATATAACTACTAAAGAAGGAGGTTTTACATTAGCAGCAGTTGGGGATAATGCTGAAATTGATGAAGAAAGACCTGCTACACCCGGTCAGACACAAGTATATACTACATACGTAGGTAATGGTATTGCTTATCTTACTGAAGACTTTAGTGGTAAAGAGCTTGGACAAGACATATATAGTTCATCTTTAGGTGGTAATATATTTGCGCAAGCAGAACCTTACTTAGACCCATTAGATGAAGAAACAACTCAAGCTTTATTTATAGGTGGTACACAGTCTTGGCTTGCTTCAGGTGATTTAGATGATTTAAGTTCAAATCAAGTTCTACAAAAATACTTTTCAAATCCTGACCCAAATAATCCCGGTGGTTTTAGAATGCCTATCAAACCAAAAAATAAATCTAAACCAGAAGGATTATGGAAAAATAAAATAGATTTACGTAAAGAGATGGAATATTATACTATATATCCTCCATTTTGGAGATGGGACCATATTAAATCTTTAGTTAAATATGGAAGAAGTTATACTGTTCCTTCCCCACCAGCAGACGAAGGTGGCTCTGAAGTAGAACCTAGTAAGAATAACACTATTTTTAAAGATTTATACCGAACACCAAATAACAGTAACGCTGCTGAAAGTGGAAAAGATGAAAACAATGCATGGGCAGTTTCAGATATGAAAATTTCTACATCTAAAGCAAAGACTGGTGGCTCATCATTGAAATTATATCATTTATGGAATTTTTCTAAAGATAACCCTGCTTCTGATAAATTATTTGGTGACGCAGGTGGTTCTAATTCTCAATTTACTTGTGCTTATTTAGATTGTATTCCTTATCCAGTACCAATGGACCATACATTCTCTTCTGATTATAACAGTGTTGCAGCAGCTTCTGGTTCAGCAAACATGAATTTAGTTAAGCCAGAAATCAACATGACGTTTTCAGTTACACAGTTGAATAACAATGTAAGATGGTATAATAGACTTACACAATCAGACACTGCTAGTGGTTCAAGCTGGACTATAGCGGATGCTGATAAATTTATGAAATTCAAGGGATATTGTTCTGGTAGTGTTCAAGAATTTGCTATGAATGACCATGCATGGTCTGGTGGAAATATTGGAGCTGGACCATTAGCAGATAATGTAGACCCACGTTTAGGCGGTGCAGGTTACAAAACATTACTCAGAAACTTTACAGTTACTTTATCAAATTACCCACCAGTAAAAGGTGAAAGTTTAGATACTTTCTTAGACAGAGGAATGTCTTCTTTTTATTCTGGTACCAATAATAGTATAGTAGGTGGTTTCACTATCTCACGTACAGTAAATGAAGATACTAATCAAGAAGGATATGTTGGACCTAAACTTACAGCTCAACCATTATTAACAAGACCCTCTCATTGGATTGCTTCTGGTAATTCAGGAGCTGGTTGGACTGGTGGTTATTTAAGTAGAGGATTACCTTTCTTTGCTACATCTGGAGCACAAGGAACCGGCGCTACAGCTAATTTATTTATTAATGGTGCTGCTTATGTTGGTTGGGATGCATCAGGACCTAGCGATGGAAACCCTGCACAGTATTATGAATCTTCAGTAGAGTTACCTATGGATGACTTTGTTGATGTTAAAATAATGTTCGACACTAGTGCTGAAAATGGATGGGGTTTTGGTGGGGAAGACTTCATGCTCCCTACTCAAGCAGGAAGAACATCTCATGCTGAAATGTGTAAAGCTTATTTTATGACACCAACTACTAGTGGTAATATGACTGCTACTGGCGACCCTTCAACAACTTTAGATAAGGTTCCTTCTATACCTATATATTTCCCAGCTGTATCTGGCTCAACAAAAGTATGGAATTGGACCGAAAGTCCAGAAAGATGGCCACATATAATGACTGTATGGTTAACTAATTATAGATTTTATAGTGATGACGAAACTAATTTTTCCTCTGGTAGTTCTTGGACAGGTGCTACAGCTAGTAGTGGTTTAACTACTGGAACTACAGAAGGTGGTTCTGGTACTGATGATGACCCAACTTTTTATGTTACTAAAGCTGGTTATGGCCTCGGTAGGGATTTTCCTGTAGCTCAGGCTGGTTCCGGTAATAGTAAAGCTGCTGAGGCTTTTATAGATAGAATAGAATTAAATAATTTTGGTACTGAAGTATTCAACAATTCTAGTGCTATGGGTGTTATGACCTTACCTATAGGTATAAAAAATAATCATATCAGAAGCCCTATGGGTGATAGAACCTCTGGTAGTATGGGACCTGCTAACGAAAGAGGAGATGAATTTTATAAACGTATAGCCCCTACTTATGTTACTATTGGTTTTGATAATGTAGCTACACTTCCAAGCGTAAATGGTAACCAAAGATATGCATGGTTAATGTGGAATGGTTTTTCACAAGCTAATTTTAAACCTAATTTACAAAACGATACATCAACACTTCAAGCATGGAAGTCTATGGTTTCAGGTAGTAGTGGAGTTACTGCCGCTGAAGCGAAATTTGTTAATTACTATGGTGGACAATGTATGCAAGTAGGTAATTTAAATTTAGGAACGGCCAACCCCGCAGCTGCTGTAACCGCAGGATATCAGACTCCAGCATGTAAACAGGGTATAAATGTTTCTTTTGGTGCTGCCACAGGTAATGGCAGTGAAGTAGATTATTTACATTTCCAAACTGGAGTTAATTCAGTTTTATCATGTGACGGTTTATCTCAAAAAGGTACCTCATATATGTCTATTAAAACTACTGATTGGATGAAGAGAGAAAACATTCTAGTATCTAGTAGGGTATTAGATGTTCCTTCTTTATCTGACAAATCTACAAAAACTCATGATTATGATGGTGAGTCTTGGGATATACCTCAAAATAGTATAGTAGTAACTAATCCCGGTTTATTTGAAACAGGTGACGCAACTAATGGACCATTCTATATGATGTGGGTTCAGGGAACTGCTGGCGCAAGTGATGCAGAAATGACAAATTCTGCTGCCGTTACTGGTAAACGTTCAGCCCATTTAACAGTTAAAGAGAAAAATGATGCTTTAATTACATTCAATGAACCATTACCTGCTATAGCTACTGATGATTTATTACCACGTTTATTAATAGGCCCAGTTAAGTACTGGATAACTATGCAAGCTTTTAACGGTCCTAAGAATAGTGGTGGAGGTGTAGGCTCTATTCAGACTTATATCTCTGGAACTAAAGGAGGAGATAAT